GCCAGCGCCGGCTCACCCGGGGTGGATCTTCCGGTCACGGCGCGCGATGAAACGCTGCTGAACACCAACAACGTGCTTCATCCGGGAGTTCGCACCCCTGCCGATAAAGCAGGAGGCGAGAACAATTCCGAGGATGAAAACAGCGCTCTTGATGATAGAAACGATGATGCGGGTCATGAGTGGTCCTTTCAAACGGAGGGGTTTCAATATAGGACCGGTTTTTCTCGCGGGCTACTTCATCTTCTTTCGAATATCACGAAGCTCAAGCCAGATAAGCAGCAGTAGGCCATAGATACCAAGCCACTGTCCGAATTCCATATGTACTCCTTAGAAAAGCCTATATCCCAGGTCGGGATATAGGATGAGGTCTCAGTCGGTCTCTTCAGAGGCTTCGATCTCGTCGATCTCGTCGAGGTCATCGTGCTCAAGCTCTTCGGGCTCGTCCGTGTCCGGAACCGAGCGGAACGCCATGAGGGTGAGAGCGGTACCGGCTGCGAATACAGCGGCGCCAGCAATCAACTTCTTGGAGTTGCGCTTGATAGCGGGCAGGACGGCGTCCTTGTTGAACTTGAACTCGACGATCTTCTCGTTGGTCTCAACGGAGGTGTCGGTGGTCTCAGTCATGAGGGTTTCCTTTCAAATAGAGGGGTCTCATATAAGGCATGGTTTTTCTCGCGGAAAGCCTATATCCCAGGTCGGGATATAGGGAGGGATCAGCGGATGTTGGCGAGAGCCTGTTCCACCATAGCGTCCCACTCTTCGTCGGTCATCAGCTCAGCGCGCAACTTTGCGTTCTCATTCTCGAGCTTCCACACACGGTTCTTGAGGGTGTAAGATGTGTGCTTCTGCTCTTCGTGAGCAACGGCAAAGAAGATGCTGAGGATGGTAACGAGGATAAGGGCGATGTAGAGCATGGTCTTTCCTTTCGTAGGATCTTCAATATAGTGCGAGTTTATTTTGCGAAAAAAAATATAAGCCTAGATCCCATGGCGGGATCTTTGGCTGGAAGGTGGTAGGATCAGAAGTTCCAGGTCTTCTTCTTGCCAACCATCTCGGCGACAATCAGCAGGGTGCCGATGACGACGAAGGGGGCGATGACAAGAGCGAGGAGGGTGGTCATTGTGGTTCCTTTCTAAGGGTCTTCAATATACCATCCGTTTTTCTCGCGAAAGCCTATACCCCATGTAGGGGTATAGAATTATCAGTGAGAGCACAGCTTCTCGTAGAGCTTCTCAAACTCAATCGGGTCCATGTGCTCCTTTGCAGCGTAGTAGTATGCGGAGTACATCTCTTCGAGGGACGTGCCGAGCATAGTAACGTACTTGAGTTGCTTGGCAAGGCGACGATTCTCGAGTCGGTAGTACACGCCATACACAACGCTAGCAATGGCAATAGCACTGAGGATGATGTAGAGCATGGGAGTTCCTTTCAGAGTAGGGTCTTCAATATACTCGAGGATTCCTACGCGGCAAAAAAAGATAAGCCTAGATCCCATGGCGGGATCTAGAACTGTGTCAGAGGTAGTAGTGGTCGTACTGCTCAGAGCTCAGTCCAGTAGCAGCAAGCTCCTCGGCGTAGTCGAGGGCGGCCTGTGCAGCGGCGGGAGAGAGGTTCATGAGAGTGTCCTTTCTATGACGGGTTTCAATATAGAGCCCGTTTTTTACGCGAAAAAAAAGATAAGCCCAGCCCCCCATGCGTATAGCACAGGGGGCCAGGCGAATCTCAGAAGGGTTTAACCTTCATGATCAAACCAAACGCCTTCGAGCTGACGACTGCAAGTCGCTCGTACTGGAGGACGGCTACGATACCGGCCAGCGAGGTGACTGCACCAAGAATTGCGTCTTTGCTGAGCTTCTTGCTCTCGCCAAGGGCTTTGGCTTTTGCAAGAGTCTCGACATTTCGAGCAATTGTGGTGTAGTTCTCACTAGAGGGATCGTGAAGCTCGGCCTCCTTCAGAGCAGCTTCAATTGTCTGCTGAATGGGGTCAGGGTTCTTCATGGATGGGCTCCTTTCTAGGGGTTCATTATACCGCAGGTTTTTCTCGCTTAGACCTGCTTGACGTCCAGCGTCACCTTGCCATTCCGGAGCATCTCAGCGACGCCCTGGTCGAAGGTGGCGTGGATACCCTGGTCCTCAGACACATGAAGGGCTCCGGAGGGCTGAGTGCCCTGGTACTTTGTGGAGCTCACGCCGAGAAGCACACCCAGGAAGGTGTCGATCGCGGCGATCGTCCCAGCCACCTCGGTCGGATGAGGCAGGTGCCACAGAGCCGCCAGCGTGAGGTAGAGCGCAGAGGTAGCCGGAAGGGCGACCAGTGCAACCCACTTGAGAATGTCGTAGGACTTGTTGTTCAACTTGCTCTCCTGGAGGTGCTTAGCCATTGGTTTTCCTCTTTGCTGGGGGTCTAGGGGTGGGGACGACGGGAAGATTCTTTACCTCATTCACTATCTTCTCAGCAAGCCCATTCCCCCCGAACTCGGAATAGGGCTCTACGAGATACTTCATGAAGTCCTCATACTCGTCGAGGGTGAGAAATCCTCGATGAAGATATGTCTTCCCGACATATACAATCCGGTCATGGGCCATTCCGAGCAGAAGCCTTGACGTGGCGGACTTCCGCTCACTGCGCTTCATGATCCAAGCCCACATCCCAGAAGATCCCAGTACTGACAAGAATATCGCAAGAACGATATCAAGCAGTGGGTTGAATCCGAAGTGTTGCATGTTAACCGATCGCTAGATAGGGACGAACCCCGAAGGAGTAGTTCAGCGGGGCGTGGGAGAACTGACCAGTAGACTTCATGTAGACCGCGGTCTGAGCCGAGGCTCGCTCACGAAGCCAGTACTCCTCCTCAATGTTAACAAGGGCGGGGTTGAGTCGGAAGGCGGGGAACTGGTTGTGGTGTATACCCCGGGACAGTGAGTCGTCGAAGATGGACGAACCCCAGAGCATGGCCTCATCCATGATATTGATGTGCGGGTTGTACCAGCGCCAATCCTTGACAGCACCATTCCCGTCATACCCGGTAGCGACTCGAGTCCAGACACCGACCATGTTGGACCGGTTGAACAGAGACTCAGCCATACGGCTAGCCTTCGTCATGGTAGACTGGTTCAGGGTAGAGTCCACATACGAGCGCTGGTCAGGGATCGTGGTGGACCATGCGCCTCGGAAGAGTGATGCGTCTGGGACGACCACAATATGGTTCTGTCGGAATGGGGGCTCACCGATGTTGATGAAGTAGTTGAACGCCACGATACGCCAGGTGATACCTGAGTAGGTCCAGTAGTCCCCGAGGTAGAGCCCGGAGAAGGAACCGCTTCGAATCGCCTGGAGATATGGAGTAACGTTACTTCCCAGTGAGGCGCCTCGGTAGATGGAGTTATGGACACCCACATTCGAGTCATTCAGCATCCCATAGACAGATCCCGAGTTGTTGAACTTCTCGTTGATCTTGGTGATATTGAGCTCAGTACCAGCGATACGACCCTCAACAGCCTGGAGTCGCTCGTTCTGGTTCCGGTCACTCACCTTGAGGTTGGCGACGTCTGTCGAGGTGTTTCCACCGGCATTAGCCAGGGCGTCTCGAACAGACTCGAACCAGGTGTTGAACTCACCCTGCAGCTTGGCCTGGAGAGCGTCCAGGTTGATGTTTTGCAGAGGCCCGCTCACGTAAGGAGTACGTGCACTACCCACAAGGCTGATGATGTTCTCGGCCGTGATCTGTCGAGAGTTCTTGATGATCTTGATCTGCGCCAGAGCGAACGTCTGTCGATCACCATTGTCGTCCACCGAGGGAACCGTCGGAGTAACCGCAGGGGTTCCCTGGACGACCTTGATCTTCGCACCTCGGATAGCCTTGGAACGGTCAACCTCGACACACACGAGGTCGATACGGTCGAGCGTTGCGTGGGAACCAGTCAGGGTCACTGTCTCGTCACCCGAGTTCTCTACCCATCGGTTGTTCAGCCACGCCTTGCCGGAGCCGACATAGACGGACATTCCGTTATTCGTGGGTCGAACGCGGAACTTGTCCCCCACATTCGGGAATACCCCCGGGGCAATAATGCCGTCGAACAGCGAGCCGAACTGGTCAGCATCGTATGTCCTGTCGCCATTCACGGAGTTATAGAAACCACTAGTAATAGCCACGTGCTAATCCCTTTCTCGAGGAACGATGACCTCACCGGGGCCATTGCGAGTGAAGTCGATACGGAAGCCGTCACCATTCCACTTGGTACGAGACGACATGGAGATAGAAGGAACCTGAGAGAACCCGTCAGCCGACCAGGACTCGGTCATCTCGGTGAGCTGGCACTCGATTGGAACAGGGTTACTTCCGGACGGGACGTAGTAGAAGATATCACCTACGTCGAAGCCGCTACGGTATAGGACGTTCGAGAAGTTATTGATCTTTCCCGAGATCATCTTCAGCGGGGTATACTTCGGGAACATGGCGTCCAGAACCCAGAAGGGGTACCACACCTCAGTCAGGGAAGAGATGTGCTTCTTCTGAAGGGGTGTAAGTGCCTTCCAGTCCTTTACAGAATATGGCTTGTGAACCTGGGTATTGTCCCACAAGACTTCTCGACGAGTGATTGGATTCTCTGAGCGAAGCGTATGCGCCCGGGTATGCGTAGTTCCATCCGCAACCCAGTCCAGGTCTACATCGCCAGTGTCAAAGATCTCATAGATCGTACTCTTCTTGTCCACGATTGAATCGACTGACTCAAAGTCCGAGAAGTTGTCATTCTCCTGTGCGAGAGTGATCGTGTTGATCAGCCTAGGAGCAGTTATGTAACAATGGATGCCACCATTCTCGAGCTTGATCTTGTAGAAGAGCGAGTACCCGTTTGGCTTGCATGCGGAGATGACATTCTTGAACATGTCCGCAATTGGCGCACGGTCATAGATGATCCACTTACCGTCCTGAATCTTCTGGCCAGTGTCATTGACGTAGGCCATCTGAGACACCCGGGTATTTCTATGGAAGTTGAAGTTGTCAATCCTTCGCTCAGGCTTTGCATCCTTACCGAGGTTGCTGTGTGCAACATCCTCGGCCATGGCCTGAGCATTGAACTGGCCGTTTGCATCCGGCTCGATCCATCGCCTGTGAGGGAGGATCCTCCACTCCATCATCGACTCGAGAGAGCGCCCGGTATACTTGTGGAGGTAGACGCCGTCATCCTCCTGCTTCACCGTAGCAGTCTCGATGACCATCACAGTATCAGTGTCGTCTCGGATGAACAGATTTCCAAGACTATACTCATACCCAGGTTGATCCGAGTAGAGCTGAAGCTCGAACTGACCATAGTCATAGGCCCGTTCAGTCCAGTTCAGCGAGTAGAAGTTATTCGGAACCTCGATAAGAGTTTCGTAGTTATGGAGGAACGCGAAGAACAGCTGCATCAAATCCCCCTGTAGAGAGTGTCGTATTCCATAGAGACGCTAACGTCGTCAACGCCCCCAGCATACTGCAGGGCGATCGTGTTGATACCAGGATGCATCTGAATCCAGGTACTCCCCGGAGCCAGAACACCAGTGATGAAGGACTTCCTACCTCGAGCCTGGTGAGTGATGGACTTCTTACCCGGTCGAGTGTCGATGACGATACTCTCGCCTTGGTAGAAGTTTCCAGCTCGAGAGATGGACATAGTCTCGTTGTAAGTTACATTCGAGACGATGAGGTTGCTAACAGTACCGGAGAACTCGACAGTGATAGTCGCACCAGCTGGGTAGTCACCAAGGTACCGGATGTCCTTACCAGAAGAGTTGGTCATGTCGCCGAACTTAAGCTTGTGGTTGGGCTCGGAGAAGAATGGGAACTCGAAAGAAGGCGTGTTGTCGTTGAAGCCCACGACCTTCTGAATCTGAGTAGCGGAGGACTTCCAGTACGGGTCCAGCCCAAGAAGAGAGACCTGGATCTCCTGCCGCTCAGAGAAGATGTTCGGCTCGACAGACTCGACAATGAAGTCCGAGTGCACGTTAAGCCAGTCGGTAGTCACACCGAGAGTGATGGTCTCTCCGACTCCGAAGTAGGAGTAGCACTTGAGTCGGAGCTCCTGAATGTCAGTCCCCCAGGGGATCAGAGTCAGTACCACAGTACGAGTACCAACCCTGACCCCCTTGAGGAACGCTCCGTCCAGCAAGGCATATCGGTCAGTGCTGATGTCTGCCTTTACTGGCCCCAGACCAGTAATCTCCTTGATCGCGACCCCCGACGAGTAGGGGTCTGTGATATCGATTGCAAGTCGATCCCCCGACTTGGTCGTGGACGAGATCTCTGAGATCATAGTGTCAACTTGTCCTTTGCCATAGCAAGCTGAGTGTGGGTCTGGCGATAGATAGTCGCCGCATCCAGCGCCTCAGGCGAGTTGTTGGTCTGGTTGAATGTGATGTTTGTAACACCATTTTGACTATTCTTGTCAGAATTGTCAACTGCGATCGGAGCTGGCGGTCGAGCCGCGTTTGCAGCCTGAGCCGTGACTCCGATGGCGGGCATGAAGTTGTTGATTCCCTTAGCCTGCTTCTGCATCTCAGTGAGATCCAGGACGGGCTTGATTTCAGGCTTGAAGGACGGGTCATCCTCAATGAGATCGTTGACTCCGTCGAGCGCTCGAGACATGGCGTCATAGGCAGCAGAGGCCATGTTGTCTCCGGCTGCAGCAACACGCTCTCCGGTATTCTCAATACCGATAGCAAGACCCTCTCCAACGTATCCACCGAGCTCCTTCATCAATCGAGAGGGAGAGTGAATACCGAAGAAGTTCTTGACCTTGTTGTAGCCCTTCTTGGCAACGGAGACCATGGACTCACCAAAGCTCCAGGCCTTGGATGCCAGACCATCAGTCATACCATCGACAATGGCCCAAGCAATCTCTCGACCGACCTTGTTGAATCGGTGAGAGTACTTGTTGATGGCATCTCGGACGCCCTCAAGAAGCTTGAGTACTGTCCACATACCCTTATCGATGATCTTCGGACCATTCCTGGCAATTCCATCAAGGAAGTTCAGGATGACATTTGTGGCAGCATCAATAACCTTGCCGATGTTGTCAGCAATTCCGTTCAGGAAGTTTGCCAGGATAGTAGCGCCCTTCTCACCGAACTCATAGGCGTGGTTAGCCAGCTCGGTCAGCATAGCCTGGATCAGGATGAACAACGATGCTACAATGCCTGGAATGTTGGCGTTGATGGCATATATGATCGCTCCAAGCAATGCTGCCATAGCCACCGCCAGCTCTGGGGCCTTAGCCCCTAGAGTGATGATGAAGTTGGCAATAGCATTAGCTAAGTCAATAGCTACCTGAGGTAGAATTGCTGCTAGCTGCTTCAGTCCCTCGGTCAGGACCAGGAATGCTGCCGCACCGGTTGTAGCACAGATACCCAATACTGCCGCAAATGCCGCCATACCAATCGAGATTGGAAGCAGGGCCAGGCCTAGTGCGAGCAGTGCTGCAGTAAGAATAATCATACCTACCGCGAAGTACTGTGCACCAGCAGCGGCTGCAACCAGGATCAGCATACCACCAGCAAGGGCAATAAGCCCGATAGCGAGCTGGCCCCATGTGATCGTGGAAAGGGTCTTCATTGCTGAGGCCAGGGCCAGGAATGCGATAGAGGCGATCCCTAGAGCAATTCCACCTTCCTTGAAGGCGTCTGCTGCCGCCATTGAAATGGCCAGAATCGCCAGACCTGCTGCCAGAGCAATGAGTCCCTTAGCAAGGGTCTCGATGTCCATGTTACCAAGGATAGCCACCGCACCAGTCAAGACAATAACTGCCGCTGACATAGCAATGATAGCTGCTGCTCCACGAGCATTGGCTCTGCCTGCAATTGCCATTGCTACGGATAGCTCCGCAATAATGACACCCAAAGCAATGACCCCCTGGAGAAGCTTGCCAGTGTCCATCGTACCAAGCATCCAGATAGCAGCTACTAGGATGTTGCAGGACACAGCGAGAGACAGGAGAAGGGCAGCACCCTTACCCATGTATGGATCCTTGCTGACAACCACCATAAATCCGGAAAGAATGGTGATGACCGCTGCTAGTGCAATAACACCTTGTACGGCTTTACCGGTGTCCATTGACCCGAGCATATATACAGCGGTAGCCAGAATAACGCAGGATACAGCTAGAGACATGATGATGCCTGCAGCAGCACCCGAGCCCTTCATACCATGGATGCGTCTCAAGAAGTCAGCCATAGCATCGAGAATATGTCTAAACGCCAGTACTCCTACGATAGCGCCCTTAACGTCCATGGTCGATAGGATCTTTACAGCCGCAGCCATAAGAAGCATGGTCGTACCGAGTGTGAGCATTAAGGGGATAAGCATTGCTGTTCCCTTCTTATACTCGGTAAAGCCAGCCAGATGGTCCATCATATCCTGGAGCATATTGAACATCAACTTCATCGCGGCGATAGTGATGAAGAGCTTAGGCGCCGGGACAAGCGACATCAGAATCAGTGCACCAGCCAGAACTCCAAGGGCGATAGCAATTGTCAGAAGAGCCTTGGCCTTAACCTTCTGCTCGAATGCCTCAAGTACTCCTCCAAGCTTATCGAAGACATTGCCGATCTTTTCGGCAACATCACCAATTTTGTCGAAGTTCTTCTTGAAGGAGTTGATCCATCGTGTGAAGGCAATCAGGACTCCACCACCAATAGCCCCGACAAGGATCTTACCCATGTCATAGGACTTGAGGTTGGAGTTTGCCTGACTCATAGCATTGCCGATAGAGCCGAATGCATTCTTAGCGCCTTCCTTCACCTTGGGGGCGAAGGTATTCACTACGAAGTCCTTAAACTCGACGAACTTCTGCTTGATGGTGTCGAAGAGCTCGGGAAGATGGATAGCCCTAGCAACCTGCTCGATGTCCTCGAACCACTTCTTGAGGAAGTTCTCCTTGGCTGCCTGACCAGTCTCCTTTGCCGCTTGGGCTGCAGCGGAACCAACCTCAGAGACTGCACCTGCAGCCTCCTTGGCCTTGGCCTTTACCTCGCTGTTACCATTAACCCAGTCTCGGAAGGAAAGGGCTACGTCTTTAACCTTACTGCCGACATCGCCGAAAGCTTTACCAAGCTTGGGCCAAACACTACTATTTTGAATAGTATTCCAAGTTTCAATCAGGACTTCCTTGAGCTCGACGAGCTTATCTTTGAGCCACTGGACCTTCTCAGAGATCTTGAGCTTCTGACCGAGTTCATCGAACTTGGTTCCCAGAGAAGCGACAATTGCCTCAGCCGAAGACATGTCTCCTAGGTTGAAGCCCTTGAAGTAGTCGGACAGAGCGGCTTTACCGGAGATCAGCTTAGCCTTAAGCTTGTCGCCAACACTTCCGGCGAACTCGTTTATCTTGGACTTGGCCTTGTCTACTCCGCTGTGGATGGAATCCATCGCGGCAGAGAACTCTCGACCAATTACCGAGTTCTTAAGAGCGTCCTTGACGAGTCCGAACTTCGAAGCGAGGTTCTTAAGCCCCTCTCCGGCACCCTTGACCTTTCCTGTGAAGTCGATCCACATGATGAAGTCGTGGATCTTGTCAGAGACCCACTTGATGGCCTTGCCGACCAGATCAATTGGTGGTAGAAGGAGTTTTAGAATCTTCCCGCCGAGATCAAGCTTAGTGAACCACTGGTCAAACCAGTAGATTGCCTTACCTAGGACCTTAGTAATCTGGAATACACCCGAATTAATCCCGGTGAATGCCGGGAATAGTGCACTGATAATATGTGAGGCGACCGTAAAGATTACCTGAGCTACCTCACCGAGGATGGTGGCGAAGATATGGAAGATCGAGAAGACCCCTGTGAACGTCCACTCGAGCTTCTCGGCAAAGTTATTCGTAATGATGAGCTTCGATGTGAAGTCTGCAAATGCCTTGGTTATGCGAACTAGGCCTTCTGCCGTGGCGTTCATAAACACGCGACGGAAGGCAGTGCCGATCTGGCCGAGTACCTTAACTATAGCCCAGAAGATATTTGCAAGACCCTGAACGAGGGCGGTGCGTCCACCAAGGTCCTTCCACATCTGGAGGAACCCATTTCGAGCATCGGAGCTAGACTTAATTACCCCACCAAGCCAATCACCAATAGAGGTGAAAAGGACTGACGCCTCTTCGAAGTCACCAAAGAGAATCTCGAACGTCTCGGCCCAACCGGAACCGATCGCTTCCTTAGTGGTGTCTACTAGCTGACTGAAGGTTCGGATCTTGGTTGCGGCGTCAAATGCTCCCTGAGCAAATTGCTTGAGCTTGTGCGCTTGCTCCTCGGAATAACCCATCTCAACAAGCTGAGCCTCGGACAGGTCATTCGTCAGAGCAGTAAGGGTGGTCGTCATGACCTGGGCTGTAAGCCAGTCTTCCTTGAGGGATTCTCGGAAGTTGCCGTCCTTTGCGATAGCCTCATCGTAACCAGTACCCATCATTCGGGAAGTCTCGATAAGAGCGTTACGGAAGGATTCTCCACCCATACCGGCCTGGACTAGCGAGTTCCAGTCCTGAAGGTGGACTGCGCCAGCCGCGATAGCCTGAGAAAGCTGGGTGTATGCAGTGGCTGTCTGCTGGGCAGTTGAACCTGAGGCCGCTGCGAGGTTAGACAGACCCTTAATTGATGCCACGGATGTCTGAAGATCAACACCAGCTGCGGTGAACAGACCAATGGCGTGAGTCATGTCACTGAAGCTATAGACAGTCTTGTCTGCATAGGTATTCAGCTCGGCCAGGGAGGTCTTAACTTCGCCGAGGGTAGTCCCCTTCTCGACTGTGTTGGCCATAATGGTCTGAATTGCTCTCATTTTGAGCTCATACTCATTAAAGCCGTCTTTAATGGTTCCGATGAAACCAGAGACAATGCTTCGACCAGCATTAAGAGCCGCGACACCAATTCCACCGAATGCGGTGACAGCAAGACCCTGCATGACGGTCATATTCTTGCCGATGTCGAGAGCCTTGGTGGCCAGATCGCCGAGGGTGGTATTCTTAGCGATCTCTCCAATACGAGAGAGACCATCTGCAGCCCCCTGCATCTTCAAGGATTCCTTGAGTCGGTCCATACTGGACGCGGATTCCTTGATCGCAGACAAGAACTGCTTATTGTTCATCTTGAGCGAGACTACCCGCTCGTCAATAGTAGCCACTACTTAGTGACCTCCTTCCAGGCCTTCTTCGCTATCTTGTCGAATACGGGCCTGATAGCGGGGTTGATGTAGTCTCGGCCGACGACATACCCGCCACTACGGGTTCCGTGGCCATCTTGCAAGATGAC